TCATAATAAATCTTGTATTTTAATAAATCCATTTTCATCTATACATACAGTAAATACCCTTGATGCATTACTTTTTGCAGGTATATCACTCTTAATCATACTTCCTTCTCCTCTCAGTAACCATTCGGCAGATAAATCCGGGAAAGCCTTTAATATAAGTAATATAGTACTTGAAGAAAGCTGAACATCTGAATTTATCTGATTATTCAAAGTCTTTTGATTAACAGAAAAGTCCTTAGAAAGCTTTGTAGGATTGCTTTCTTTTACAGTTAACACTTCCCTAATCCTTTGTTTTACAGAACTTTCATCCATAATATATTATTTTTAAGAAATATTTTACTTAAAACATTTTGCTATAAGTATTATCTTACTTATATTTGCATAGTCAAATCATTACAAAAGAGTGATTCATATAATCACTTTTGGTAAATAGTTAACAAATATAATTTACGGGTATGAAACAACCAAATTTTATAATGAAAAAGTCCTTAAAAGATACTCTGCGCGCAATGAATGTCGGGGATGTGATAAGGATTAAAAGCCGTGACTTTAAGTATAATTCTATAAGAACAGTGATGTACAATCTAAGAGACGAAGGAATTGAACTTAAAGTTTCTCAGGCTGGATTGATTGATGAAACACAGGTTGAACGATTAAGTTGAAAATATGTCGGATAAAATAACAGTAACAGACATTCAGAGGATTGAGCCGGGTACCTCAATGACGTGGACACTTCCTCCTGCTAAATGCTTGTCAGCAAAAGCAATGGCATACGAATATGCCTTCAAGAAGAAGGATCCTCGTATAGAGAGATACAAGGTAAGTATCAACACCAGAGAATCAAAGATAACCATTACAGCAATACCAGTTAAACCCAAACAATTATGATGAACAGAATTTCTAAAACAGCTTTAGCCGCAATTACGGCAATTATCTTAATCGGTTTTCTAGTCAATAACCGGAAAGACTATTCTTCAGATGTTATCAGCCAGATCAATGAAAATGCAAAGGCTTCCATCATGTATAAGCTGGGGCCGGATGCAACAGATACCGAGATCGCGCGCGAATACCTAACCAATAAAGACTTCTACGATGCTCAATGAAACGGCAATAATGATCACGATGAACAATAAGACGTTTGGCCTTCGTGAATCAGCGTCTATTGTCGGTGGAATGTCACGTTTGCAAAAGCTTCTTGACAACGGATTTATAAGGTCCCACAAGAAGAGTGACAAACAAAATGCCAAGACGTTCTGCAATGCGTGGGACGTTCTGAAAAATGCTTCGATTGAACGTGCCATAGTAGGCCGCCCAAGAAAGTAAGATACGCTTTGTAGTTCAACGGACAGAACGGAAGTTTCCTAAACTTCAAATCCGGGTTCGATCCCCGGCAAAGTGACACAATAAAATAGATCTTTGACATGCTTAACATACAAACATGTACTGACGTTAAGAAATGACATCTAGCGGAAACGCGGTTATGGTGTCTGGGCTTGTCAGTACATTATCAAGTCCAAAACAATTGCTGATTAAACGGCTGGGTATGTCCCTTAATGACAAGATTGCGCTTGCGGCCACCCCTGTGGTAAGATTCCACCAGATTATTCTGTGACAGGTTGAAGCCTTCGAGGGGTACTGCCAAAGTTCATAAGGTTTTTTCTAAGCTAGGATTGTCTTTTGGGTTAATTTATTTTGTTTAAATGGTTTTTTATCTTTCCTGCTGGTCTGTGAAGATCGGCAGGTTTCTTTAAAAAACACGGATCAGTAGCTTAGTTGGTGAAAGCGGCGGCCTCATAAGCCGAAGATCCACGGTTCAAGCCCGTGCTGATCCACGCTTGTAGAAAAGCAATTCTATTTTCTTAATCTTAACCACTGGACAGGGGCTGTAGATCAATGTAGATCGTCACTTCGGTGAAGATGCGGATTCGTAACCCGCCAGCTCCACAATACTTGTAACTAACAGCAAAGGTGGTGTGAATGCGCCAGGGCTTGTGATCAAGGAATGCGTTGGGAATGCGTTGGGAATGCGTGTCTGGTGATATGGGGCCTAGTATGTCAGGCGGCGGCGGTGATGAACCGTGGGCACCGTGGAAAAGCGTGATAGATAAACAGAGCAAGACGTCCCGCAAGACGTCCCGCAAGATGTCCTTGAGAGACCAAGTACGCGAGCCAGTAAGCATCATTAATGGGAAGAGTTGCCGGTTAAATTCAATAGCGTATCTCTTTTTTTTAAAAAAAGTCGTCCGCTAAATGGGAAAGCTACACCCTATTCCTAAAAAAACCTAGCATTTGCTAGCAATTGCTAGCATTTGGTAGCATTTGCTAGGTTTGCTAGCAATTGCTTTCACTCGCCAAAAAAATACACTAAATTCTTCTATTTTTGGAAGAATAAATTAATTTTCGATGAAATATTTTTACATGGTTAATTAGTTGTATTTCAGCGAGTAAAATATCATCAAAGAGGTTGAAGTCTAGCAAATGCTAGCAAATGCTAGCAAATGCTACATGATATATGATATATATAATAAGATAATATATATTATTAACCCCTTTATATTTCCCCTTAGAACTTTCAGCTTGTCCGGTCATATCCGGACAGGCTTTTTTTATAACCTAAAACTTAATCAAAATGGAAGAAAAAAACATTCTGCTGATCGGACAGGATTCTCAAGGTAATCTGGTTCTGGTTAAACGTCCTGAAGATGGAACTTCATTTTCTGAACAGACGCTGAAATTAAATGAAGAAGATCAGGTTCTTCTGAAAAACTATTTGTCAACCATTAAAACAAAATCAAATGAGTAACGTATCAATGAAATTAAGCGAATTCCAGAAGTTCAATTCTGAAAACATTCTGGAGTATGATGTAGTCCGGGAAAAGGTTGTTGAATTATACAACATGATCTGGGGGCAAGGCGGTGAATCCTTCATCGAACGTGAGACACAGAACTTCCTGAAGATTATCCGGGAAAGCAAAGCCTTAAAAGCATGTACGGCTTTCTCGGTATATACTTGCATGATTGATCTTGCAGTTACCGGCCTGACAGTTGAACCGGGCGCACAGGCAATGGCTTATCTGATCCCACGCAATGTATGTATCGGGAAAAGCCCAAACAACGGACAGGATATCTACGAAGCGCGCTGTCAGTTGAAAATCTCCGGATATGGCGAATTATCCATGCGTACAGCTTCCGGCCAGATCCTTTATGCTGACAATCCTATCATAGTATACGACAATGATGATTTTTCCTGCTCAGTTTCGGGAGATGTCAAGAATGTGGAATATAAGTGCAACCTTCCGCACAAAGGACATCAGATAATCGGTTGCTTTGTCCGCATAGTAAGGCCGGACCACTCTGTCGATTATTCCTGGCTCCTTGAAGAAGAGATTGAACGCCTGAAAGGTTACTCCTCAAAAGCAAACAGAAAATGGAATGAGAGGGACAGAAAATGGGAATTAAAGGCTAATGATCTCTATTCATCTAATGATGGCCAGATAGATTCCGGTTTTCTTATTGCCAAGACTATCAAACACGCCTTCAAGACTTATCCCAAATTGAGGATCGGTAAATACACCAGTCTCCAGTCTGACGATAATACACAGGATCCGGCAATGGATATCTATCAGGTCCAACAGCCAGAACAGGACAGACCATTCGGCCCTGATGTGAACAACATTGCTCAGGGTGTCAGAATAGAACCTAAAGATACAGACCAGAAAAGTGATGATACACCATTTTAACAAAAATCATTATGGAAAAACAGCTAATTAACTACAATGACATTACTAGCATTGCGCAGATTGCGCCTGATGCGGTAACCAACAACCAGACTTCGGCAGCGGCATGTTTACAATACGGGGAAAATCTTCTCCGTATTGTCGAAGAAGAAGGAATGAATGATGAAATGGATGAAAAGCTGGCCAACTACATCAAAAGGTCCAGATCTACCATTCAGGCTATGACGGACCGGAGAAAGCCGGTTACCCAGTTGTTTGACAATATCCGTTCAGGATTTACTCAACTTGAATCAAGTATAGATCCAAAGGTAGCCGGATCCCCGGCAAACAAAGCCCAGAAGCTTCGCGATGATTATGCGAGAAAGAAACATGAAGAAGAACAGAAAAGAAGGAAGGAAGCAGAACTTCTTGCACGGAAGCAACAGGAAAGGGCCAAGTACCGTGAAGATCTGGAACAGGAATTGTTCGGGTTCTTCAACCAGAAAACAACTCAGTCTATCAACAAGCTGATAACTCTTAATAAGTCAATCACATTGCAAACCTTTGACGCGGTTTCAGCTGATATACAATCTTTCGACTGTACTTTCCCCGTTTCCGAACTTTCCAGATACACATTCGGAGTAATGCTTCCTTCTTCTCTTGATATGACAGAGATACAGACTATCCAGAAAGAAGTTCTCCAGAAAGGTCAGGCAATGATGGAACAATACAACTTTGACGTTCAGGATCAGAAGGACAGCATAATGCAGGTACTTCCTTCCAAGTACAACGAACTTCTTGCTATCGAAGAACAAAGAAAGACAGACGAACAGGCTGCCTTGTTGAGAGAAGAAGAAATGAAGCGCAAGGAAGCTGAAGAACAGGCCCGTCAGGATCTCCAGAGGAAACAGGAAGAAGAAAAGAAGAAACAGGCAGAAGAACTTCTCAAGCAACAGTCTGCCGCGGCCAACTTGTTTCAGGCTTCTTCTACAACTTTTGTCAGTTCTCCGGAAAAGAAGATTAAAGTCAAGAAAAGTGTTAATGTTCTTAACCCGATAGGATATGCAGAGATATTCAACTACTGGTGGATAAACGAAGGCCAGCACTTGAGTGAAGAAGAACTGAAGAAAATATTCAAGAAGCAGATCACTTATGCAGAGAAGGCTGCAAACCAGACAAGACCAGACTTCATCCAGTCAGACAATATACAATACATTGATGATGTGAAAGCGAAATGAATCCGGATAATTACTACAACAGAAATGAAATCAGCAATTCGGATCTTACAGAGTTAAAGAATCTTCTTTATCCCCGGCTTCAGTTCGGGGATAAAGAAAAGATCTTTGCCTTCGGATCTCTTGTGGATGCAATAATCACGGAACCTGCAAGGGTAAACTACTTCCAGCTAAAGGTTGATGATGTTCAATATACGGAAGATGATTTTGCACTTGCACGCGAAATGCACAAGTCACTTCTGATGGAAGCCAGAAGAGATCAGTTCCTGGCTTACGTGCTTGAAAATTCCGATACACAGAAGTTCATGGTAAAGGAACGGGAGTTTGACTATTGCGACTTTAAGTTCACTTTACCTACGCGATGTAAATGGGACTGGTTCCTGTCGGCTGCCGGTTTTGGCGGTGACCTGAAAACTACGTTCGCCAGATCGCAACAGGAGTTTGACGAAGCAGTAGACTTCTTCGACTGGGACAGAAGTCGCGCATGGTATATGGATATTGCCGGATCAGATAAAGACTTCATCTATGCGATAAGTAAGAAAAACTGCAAGATCTTCAAAAAATTCATTGAGAGAGGTGATCAATTGTATAGACGTGGCTTTGACAAGTATAACGAATTGGCGTTCAAATATTATCTGTTTGTATTATGAAGATATTGTGTGTTGTTACTGAAAATGGTCTAGCCCCAAAATATGACAGTGACCGGGAAGAGTTTTCCCGGCTTAAAAGAAACACTGATGTTTTGGTAGAGGTGGGGCAAAAGAGAAATTATGAGTTTCACAAAAAATTCTTTGCCCTTCTTAAGTTGACATACGATAACTTCCCGGAATGGATGGAAGATAATCTGAATGTACATTCTGTTGAGGATCTCAGGACGCGTCTTAAGATTGATCTGGGCCTGTACGAAGTTTCGCATTACGGGAACCAGTCTGTAATTATACCGAAATCTATTGCATTTGACAAGATGGATGAAACTGAATTTGAAAAGTTCTACAAAATGTCAGTAAATCACATTTTGAAAAACTATCTCAAAGGAGTAACTAACGAGCAAATTGAGGAAGAAATATGGAAGTTCCTATAAAACTTAATATTACCCCCTATGATTATCAAAAGGAAGGAATTGAAAAAGGGCTGGAGTGGAAAAGGCTTTTTTTAGGCGATGAACCGGGCCTGGGAAAATCTCAGCCTTTAGATTCTGTAATTATGACACCTAACGGTAAAAAGAAAATGGGTGACATAGCCATGAATGATGAAATATTCGGATCTGACGGGGAAGTATATCATGTAATTGGCATTTTCCCTCAAGGAAATCTGCCTGTATATAAAGTAACTTTTTCTGATGGAAGTTCTTGTGAATGTTCGATAGATCATCTATGGAATGTAAGAGATGAGAACAGGAGAAGAAGGAATAATGGATATGTAACTAAATCATTGAAGCAGATTATTGATAGCGGTATATATCTCAAGTCAAGCGAAAAAAGAATAAGTTCAGGTAGAAAACCCGTTCCTAAATGGGAAATACCAATATGCAGCCCATTGCAATATAATGAGCGAGAATTGTTAATACCTCCTTATACTCTTGGGGCTATAATTGGTGATGGATATGTATGCAACTGTTCAAATGTTGGATTTTCATTCCCAGACGAAAAATTACACATCATGCAATTGATTACGGACGAACTTGATAATAGCATGATGATTTCGTGTAAAAGATTTGGAAATATAAACAGGTGTTTGTTGTCTAAAAAAGATTCATCGAACAGAAATCATGGTGCAAATGCTTATATGAAATCAATAAGGGATATGAGGCTTGATGTGGCCAGCGAACATAAGTTTATTCCTGAAAAATATAAATACAGTTCTTATAAGCAAAGAATGGGCCTTTTACGAGGATTAATGGACACTGACGGTTCCTGCACAAAAAACAAGACTAATTATCACACCATAAGTAAAAAGCTTGCATACGATGTTAAGAAACTGGTAGAATCTCTTGGAGGAATTGCCATAATAAAGTCATATGACAGGACATCAGAAGGTAAGAAAGTTGAGTATCAAGTCAACATACGTACAAATTTTTGTCCTTTCACCCTGAATTCAAAAGCAAGCTCATGGAGGGTAAACAAAAGATTTCTTGTAACAAGGTATATATCTTCGGTAGAATACATAGGTGATAAGCCATGTCAGTGCATACGGACTTCTGCTCCGGATGAATTGTATTTAACTAACGAATGTATAGTTACACATAATACATGCCAGTCTATTGGTATTGTTAATACCGCAAAGGCATACCCTGCTCTGGTTATCTGTCCATCTTCCCTTAAGATAAACTGGAAAAGAGAATTTGAGAAATTCGCCGGGGCCGAAGCTATTGTTCTTAACGACAATATAAAAGCTACATGGGGGTACATGCTGCAAATGCACAACATGGACGTTTGCATCTGCAATTACGAAAGCCTTCGAAAGTATTTTGTTTGGGAGTATAAAAAAGGATACCGTCTGAAGGATATAGTATTCAGCCCATTTATCAGCCTGTTCAAGTCTGTAATTATCGACGAAAGCCACCGCTGCAAAGATCCGGGAGCGCAACAGTCTAAGTTTGTAGCCGGTCTTGCTGCCGGGAAAGAATATGTTATGCTGCTAACCGGTACACCGGTAGTAAACCGGCCAAGAGATCTGATAGCCCAGCTTGCTATTATGGACCGCTTAAAAGAGTTTGGAGGAACAAGCTATTTCACGGCCCGGTATGGGGATGGCGAAAATCTGACAGAATTGTCAGAAAAGCTATACGAAACATGTCTTGTCCGAAGGGAAAAGAAAGATGTTCTTACCCAGCTTCCGGATAAAACAAGAATGGATATCTATATCGACATAGAGAAGGAAGCACCACGAGAGTATTATGAAGCTTACAAGATGGCGGAAGAAAACCTGAAAGAGTATCTATTAACATACAAGTCATGTACTGAATGGCAAGCGCGGGCAAAGATGCGTAACAAAGCCCTAGTTCAGTTCATGGAGTTAAGATCTCTTGTTGGAATATGCAAGGTCAAACCTGTGATAGATTTTATCAAAGATTTTGTTGCAACAGGGAAAAAGATCGTTGTTTTCTGTTCATCTCATTCGATTGTTGATTCCATAAAAAAGGCTTTTCCTAAAGCGGTAATGGTTACCGGCCGCGAAAACTATGTACAGAAGCAAGCAGCGGTAGATGTGTTTCAAAACCGACCGGAAATCCAAGTGATTATCTGTTCTATAAAGGCTGCCGGTGTTGGAATTACCCTGACAGCTTCTTCTACTGTTTTGTTCATCGAACAGCCGTGGACCTATGCTGATCTTGTTCAATGCGAGGACCGTTGCCATCGTATAGGGCAGAAGGATAACGTAACCGTATACAATGCTCTGGGAAATAACAGCATTGATCACAGGATATACAATCTAATACAAAACAAGAGAAGCATATCCAATCAGATAATGGCTTCTTCTGATGACATACCAAAGGATGAATGTTATTTTGACGAACTTGTAAATCTCGTATTGAATGACACAAAAAAGCAAAATAGCAATACTTGAATGCCTTGAGTATGTAATATCTCTTTTCCCGGAAACAAACAGAGGTTACAATGCATCAAGGCCATATCGTAAAGCACTGAAAGAATTTATCCGTGATAATAATTTAGACCATGAAAGAAAAGAAAATACCATTCCGGAGAAAATCTCCGCTTCGGAAGGTAAGACTAAGGAGAACAAGCAAAAGGCAGGAAGCACTGAACAGAAAGATATCGGCCATTAAGAGAGATCTTTCTCAAAGGTGCTGTATATGTGGACGTGAAGCGGTGGATCCCGCTCACCTTCTTCCGCGTTCAACTTATCCGGAATATTATGCAGAGAAATGGAATATAGTTCCAATGTGTAGAGAACATCACAGACTATATGACAATAATCTTGAATTCCGTCAACAACAGATCCAATTGTTTAACATCGTGCTGGAACATGATGAATGTGCAGCACGCAGATATTTCAGAATATATGGCACTAAAGGGTGAACTACCGCTAAACTAAAGATTTAGCGGCTTCGGAGATACCAATACCTCCTCTCTTTTCCTGCTTCTTCCTGCCATTGCTTTTTAGGACACGAGGTCGGTCATCCACAAGAGGACAGTCCACAGGCTTGACTTTCCCACGCTCCGTGGGTAGGGCTTTCAAGCCAAATTCCTTGATGTTGCAAGCGGCATTGAAGTCCCGGTCGTGATGTGTACCACATTCCGGGCATGTCCAACTGCGCTCGCTAAGATTCAATCCTTTGTACACATGGCCGCATTTGCCGCAGGTCTTCGAACTTGGGGCAAAGCGGTCTATCTTAATGAGGTTCACGCCATACCAACTGCACTTGTATTCAAGCAAAGTTAGGAACATACCGAAAGAAGCATCTCCTACGGCTTGTGCCAAATGGTGGTTACGCTGCATCCCTTTCACGTTCAAATCTTCCATGCAGATAGTGCGCACTTGGCTGTCGTGCGTGAGTGCATGGGTGATTTTGTGAAGGCTGTCCTTACGGCTGTTAGCTATGTGTTCCTGTAGCCGGGCTACACGGATGCGTGCCTTGTTGCGGTTGGCAGAACCTTTCTGTTTGCGGCTCAACCACTTTTGTAGCAACTTCAAGCGGTCTAAGCTTCTCTGCAAGTTCTTGGGATTGGCAAACGTGCGTCCGTCAGAACATACGGCAAGCGACTTGATGCCCAAGTCAATGCCGACGGTCGTGTCACGCATCGGTTCGGAAGGCTTCATTTCTTGCATGGACGTGTCCACCAGAACGGAAGCAAAGTATCTCCCCGAAGGGGTCATGCTGATAGTGACAGTCTTCACCGTACCCTTGAACCTGCGGTGCAGCACGGCAGGAATATCTTTCGCTTTGGGGATTGTGATTGTTCCTTTTTCAAAATCCACACGGCAATGCTGTGGGCAAAGAAAGCTCTGCTTGTCCTTGCGGCTCTTGAAGCGTGGGAAACCGACAGCCTTGGTGTTGCGAAAGAAATTGGTATAGGCTGTATCAAGATTACGCAAGGAACTCTGCAAGGACTGGGAGTTGACTTCAGAAAGCCACTCATGCTCCACCTTCAGCTCGCTCTTCATCAAATTGGTCAAGTATACGTTGCCGAGCATTTCCTTGCGTTCCTTGTAGGCTGTGATTTTCAGGTTCAATGCCCAATTATAGACAAAACGGCAGCAGCCGAAGGTCTTTGCAAACAAAACCTTCTGCTCATCTGTCGGATAGATTCTATATTTGTAGGCACGTAACATATGGCAAAAGTAACGATTTAAAATGAGACCATGATACAGAAAGATTACATTTCAAAGAACCACTCGAAGTTTCTCATCAAATATCACGTGATATTTGTATGCAAATACAGGAAGAAGCTACTCATTGGAGCAGTGGAATATGACATGAAGCAAATCATGCAGAACATATCAGACCTGTCAGACTTTAACATTGAGGTCATGGAAACCGACAAAGACCATATTCACATGATGATATGCAGCGAACCAAAACTCTCTCCGCTGCAAATCGTAAGGAGGCTAAAACAAATGTCAACAACTGCCATTTGGAAAAGACATGAAAATTACCTTAGACATGTATTTTACTGGGAAAACACATTTTGGACGGATGGATATTTTGTGTCATCAGTCGGAAATGTCAGTCAGGAAACCATCAAAAAATACATCGAAAAACAAGGGTAGCTGCGCTACCCCGCATTTTTCATCCCCTAAACTGAAGATTTAGGGGTTTTCAAATGCGAGTTCCTATAAAAACTATAAAATGGTTAATTGAAAACAAATGGACAAGAACAACCAAATTATCAGATCCCCAAATGGCTTTCAAATGGTGGATTAGCAAGAAACCTTTAGATAAGTTTTACGCGGACGAAGTAATACAACAAAAAATTGAATTTTAAATTTTTATTATGAATATAACAAAATCAATAGCAGAACAAGTAGCATTAAGGATGATACAGCCTATTGCCGAATGCATCAGTAACGAAAATGAACACAATCAATAAATATAAAAATAATTAAGTTATGAAAAATTACACACCTGAAAAAATTAAAAGCCTTAAAGAGAATGAAATTTTTGTATTTGGATCGAATCTCAATGGAAATCATGCTGGCGGTGCTGCCTGTTTAGCGGTAGAAAAATTTGGCGCGCAAATGGGAAATCCTGAGGGAATACAAGGCCAGTCTTATGCTATACCTACATTGGACAAAAACATGGATCGTATTAATCTTACTGACTTGGAACAGTCAATATGCAGATTTTACCAATATGCCGAGGAAAACCCAGGGAAGGTATTCTACATGACAAAAATAGGTTGCGGCATTGCCGGATATGAATTGTCAGATATTGCCACAGTAGTTAATTTCCGTAATATTCCGGATAATGTAATTATACCAGAAGAATTTACACATATTCCGGGGTATAAGGGATTTGATGATAATATGCAGTGCCGTGGATTTCAGTATCAAGAAGGTAATACATACCATGAAGAAGGTAATATAGAAGCATGTCAGGGTGGATTTCATTTTTGCAAATATCCTCTTGATGTTTTTAGTTACTATTCCCCTGCTAAGAACAGATTTTTCAACGTAGAAGGATTTGGTAAAGTATCTAATGACACGAGTGATACAAAAGTGGCTGTTTCCGACTTAAAAGTAAAGGCAGAAATTGGTATATCAGGCCTTGTAAAGGCCGCTATTGAGTACACAAGAAAGAGATGTACGAACAAATGTAATGCAAAAGAAGGAGAACCAGCGACCGCCGGATATCGTGGTGCAGCGACCGCCGGATATCGTGGTGCAGCGACCGCCGGATCTTATGGTGCAGCGACCGCCGGATCTTATGGTGCAGCGACCGCCGGATATCGTGGTGCAGCGACCGCCGGATCTTATGGTGCAGCGACCGCCGGAGATAGTGGTGCAGCGACCGCCGGATATCGTGGTGCAGCGACCGCCGGAGATAGTGGT